TAAAAAACGCGTAATGGAAAGGGAAAAATGGGTAAGTGTTCAGGAAGCGGAACAAGCTTTAAAGGAGGCAACGAAATCGACAAAACGATCAACTACATCGAAAACCTCTGCAAAGGCTTCAAAGCCCCGGAAGACTTAACTGTATCTCAATGGGCGGACAAGTATCGTAAGTTATCAGCGGAAAACTCTGCAGAAGCTGGAAGATGGAGAACTTCAAGGGTCCCATATATGAAGGAGATCATGGATGCCTTCACGGATCCAAAGGTTACGATAGAAGCGGTTGTGGCTTCTTCGCAGGTCGGAAAGACAGAAGTAATGTGCAATATGCTTGGCTATATGATAGATCAGGATCCGGGGCCGGCTCTATATGTAATGCCTACCAAGGATTTTGCAGAGGATTTCTCAAAAAGAAGACTTGCTCCTATGATAAGAGACACAGAGCCTATTAAAGCGAAAGTATCCGATGCAAAAAACAGGGATTCCAACAATACGATAACCAAGAAGACCTATCCGGGCGGTATGATATCGCTCATAGGTTCCAATTCGCCGACGGATCTGGCAGGAACTCCGGCAAGGTATGTGTTTGGCGATGAAATAGATAGATGGTCAAGGTCAGCAGGAACCGAGGGAGATCCTTGGAGCCTACTGGAAAGAAGAACAAGCAACTTTTATAACGCGAAAATGGTCGCTGTATCAACTCCGACGATTAAAGGATCCTCTAAGATCGAGGATCTTTTTAATTTGGGGACAAAAGAATACTGGTGTGTACGGTGTCCGGAATGTGGCGAATACAGTTTTATTGACTTCGATACCGTAAGATTCAAGTATCACGAACTTAAGGGTTCGGGCAAGGTTCAATATGTTGTGGATGAAACAAGCTGGGCTTGTCCGGTATGTGGTTGTATAACCGAGGAAGCTGCCATTAAGAAGCAGCCAATGAAGTGGATCGCGACAAGCCCGGATGCAATAGCTAACGGATGCCGCTCCTTCTGGATCAACGGTTTTTATTCTCCCTGGCAACCTTGGAGCAGGATAATAACTCGATTTCTTGAAGCAAGAAAGGATCCGGAACTATTGCAGCCTGTCTATAATACATTGTTCGGTCAGCTTTGGGAGAGTCGAGGAGACCTTGATTCCGAGGAGGAAGTTGCTGAGAGGGCGGAAGCTTACGAAGCTGATCTTCCGGATGGTGTCCTCTGCCTGACAATGGGAGTAGATACACAGGATAACCGATTAGAGTATGAGGTTGTAGGTTATGGACAGTTTGAAGAGAACTGGGGGATAGAAAAGGGTATCATCATGGGCAAACCGGATAATCCGGAGACTTGGTCGAAGCTTGATGCCATTATTGACAGGGCTTGGTACTTTAAGGACGGAAGAGGCATGAAAATATCACTTACCTTCATTGACTCCGGCGGACATTACACTCAGGACGTTTACGAAAATTGTGCATTAAGACAACCTAAGAGGGTATTTGCAATAAAAGGAGCCAACAGAGATGATGCTCCTTATACAGCTCCTCCACGGAAGGTTGATTACAATACAGGTAAAGGCAAGAAAGGCAAGTGTTGGCTCTATATCATCGGAGTCAGCGCAGGAAAAGAACACATATATAGCGGCCTAAAGGTTAAGGAACCGGGAGCGAGGATGTCACACTTTCCCAATGATAAGGGAAGGGGTTACGACTCGCTTTTTTATTCGGGTTTGATGTCCGAATATTTATCTTTTGAGAAAGGTAAATGGGTATGGAAGAAGGTTCCAGGACACGAAAGGAACGAAGCTCTTGACTGTAGGAACTATGCCAATGCCGCTTTCAAGGTTTTGAAGCCTAACTTTGATGCAATAAAACAAAAACTATTCAATGCTTCAGCTCAGGAGGGCAAAGCGATAGCTCCGAAACGAGCAAGGAAGCGTAAAACAACATACGAGGATTGGTAATGGGTAAATACGATTCAAAGACCGACAACGGAATACCGTACATAGCAAGGCTGTATTCGTCTAATTACAAGTACGAAACGGTAGTGAACGATCTAGATGAACTCTATCCGACAAAGAAGTCAATACTTAGTGGCGGAACAGTTGGAACTTATACGATAGGCAACAGATCAATAACAAGGAACCAGTTAAGTGCATCGGACGTATTGAAGAGATGGGACAGCTTAATGGCTACTAAGTTGAGACTTGAAAACGGCAATTCCGCAAGGAAGGCAGTCGGCATAGTACATAGGGACTGGTGATCACATGATAAGAGTAGGATACAAAGGTTACGGATCCGCAGGAGCTTCCGTGACAAAGAGATCAACCAAAGGCTTCACAGCAACGTCAGGAAGCCCGAGGGAAGATATTGATGATAATAATTACACACTAAGGCAACGAGGCCGCTTGATGTATATGGGAAATCCCGTTGCATCAAGTGCGGTTAAGACGCATAGAACCAATACAGTAGGCTTGGGACTTAAACTTAATCCACGTCCTGATGCTGAATTCCTTGGATTAAGTCAGGAAGAGGCTCTTGAATGGACTAAAAAGGTTAAAAGGGAGTTCTCATTATGGGCTTCTCACAAAGACGGATGCGATGCTACGGGAGTATGCGACTTCTACGAGCTTCAACAGCTTCTTTTGACCGCCTGGCTTACATCAGGTGATGCTTTTGCTTTGATTCAGTACAATAAGCCGACCATATTAAGACCTTATGGCTTAAGGATAAGGGCGATAGAAGCCGACTTGATAGCTACTCCAGACAACTATGGTGGTGGAATTTTGAGCGAAGGGAAGAATCCTATCAACGGAAACCGCATCATTGACGGAGTTGAGATCGATAAAAGCGGGTTAATAGTTGCTTATCACATAAGTAATCGCTATCCGTTTGAGGCAACCACAGCGGATATTGAATATAAGCGGGTCGAAGCAAGAGGCAAAACAAGCGGAATGCCTAATATATTGCAGATAATGAGTGCCGAAAGACCGGGACAGTATAGGGGAGTAACATTCCTTGCTCCGGTGATCATCTCGTTGTTACAGATGGGGAGGTATACAGAGTCAGAGCTTACTGCAGCATTAGTTGATTCATACTTTACGGCTTATATTCAGACAAATACACCAGAGGGCGAGAACCCCTTCAATGAAGCAGGGCCTGAAAGCGACGCAGAGGTATCACAGGATCCTAACGATTATGAGATGGGCCCGGGACAGGTCAATTTTTTACAACCGGGCGAAAACGTAGTCCTTGCGGATCCAAAGAGACCGGCAAGCGGTTTTCCGGCTTTTGTCGAGGCTATCTGCACACAAGTAGGAGCCGCGCTTGAAATACCGGCAGACATATTACTGAAGAAGTTTAACGCTTCTTATTCAGCCTCAAGAGGTGCATTATTAGAGGCTTGGAAGTCTTTCAAGATGTACCGTACATGGTTCGTTAACGACTTCTGCAAGCCGGTATATGAATTATGGCTTTCTGAAGCAGTTGCAACCGGCAGGATTGAAGCTCCGGGATTCTTCACAGATCCGGCGATGCACGAAGCATGGATCAATAGTCAGTGGATAGGGCCTTCACAAGGTCAATTAGACCCTGTGAAAGAGATAAATGCGGAAATCCTTGCTTGTGCCAATGGATTCAGTACACATGAAGACAGCGCGCTAAGGATCAATGGCTCTGATTTCAACTCAAACATTGAGCAGTTATTAAGGGAAAAAACAATGCTTGAACAGCTTGAACCCGTTGCGACGTCGCAACAGGAAGAAAAAAAGAGCGATCAAACAAAGGAAAAATCAGAAGAAAAGGACTCTGAAGACAAGGAAAACGACGATAAGGACGAAAACGACGATCCTACAGAGGATAATCAATAAAAAAGGAGGGTTAAGATGCCACAAGTACCATACACAATCATGAAGGCTGATAAGCATGCTGATGTCAACCTATATGGCGAAGTTGTCCAGGCAGTTCCGGTTGACTGGTGGACAGGCGAAAAGATAACAGGCTTGTTTATAGAGCTTAAACAGTTCCTTGAAGACGTTGAAGAACTGCAGGATTACGACTCCGTCACCTTCAAGATCAATTCGGTCGGCGGTGATGTTGAAGCAGGAATAGCAATATACAACAGGATCAGGGAACTTAAAGCCAGTACAACAACAGTAGTTGAAGGATTAGCCGCTTCGGCTGCTTCAATAATAGCTCAGGCCGGTGATAAGAGAGAGGTTAAGACCGGAACACAAACAATGATTCACGGGGCAGCAGTTGGCCTTTGTGGATATTACAATCTGCAGGATATTCAGAAGAAGGAAAACATGCTTGATTCCATTAATCAGTCGGTAGCAGGTATATATGCCGAGAGAACAGGGAAAAAGCAAGAAGAGATCCTCGAGATGATGGAAAAAGAGGAGTGGATGACTCCTGAAAAGGCTGTTGAGAACGGTTTTGCGGATGAAATTACGGGCAAAGATGAACCTGTAGTTGATAAAGTAAAGAACCACAACGACTTACTCATTGTCAATGGTATATGTCACAGGATGGCAGGTATGCCTATTCCGAAGATGGCGATACACGGAGTGATCAACAAGGTAGTAGACGGTTGCGAGCCGTTGGCTATAAATAACAAAAAAATCAAGAAAGGAGACCGTAAGATGGACTTACAGGAACTCAAGAACACTTATCCCGATCTTGTTAAGCAGATCGTGGAAGAGGCAAACCAGACGGCTTGCACAGAAAAAGACAATGCCGTCAAGGATGCTCTGGAAAAAGACAGAGCAAGAATGAAAGAGATCGATGAGATCGCGAATATGATAGGTGATTCAGAGCTTATCAACAAAGCTAAGTATGAAGAGCCTATGGAAGCATCCGCGCTCGCTCTTGCCGCTATGAAGTCACAGCAGGCAGCAGGCAACAGCTACATGAATGCCAGGAAGATAGAGGCAGAGGCAACCAACACAGTAGATACTCCTGTTAATACAGGAATGGAAGACAACGTAGCGCAGGATGCTAAGGAGCTTCAGGATTTAATTAACTTTGTAAAGGAGGAAATGTAATGTTACTTGATCAGTACAACGGCGATAACCTTATCGCAACCAATGCACACACAGCAACCACACAGACTGTTGAGATCGCTCCCGGTCAGGATGTAATGGACAGAGGATCAGTACTTGTAAGGAACAGCAATAATCGCTTCGAATTACTTAGCGCATCTTCTGCTTCCGCTGCAAAGAAAGCCGAGGTAATACTTGCTTCCGATCTGCTTGAGGCTTCAACAGCATCAGCAGTTAAGGTAGCTGAGGTATACAACTCAGGAGACTTTAACGAAAGTGCTCTCAAAATGGATGGTGAGTACACATTAAGCGAAGCAGACAGACTTAATTTAAAAAATGCCGGGATCTATGTGATCAACGGACTGGACTAAGGAGGATATATCAATGTTAGATTTATACAGCACGCACACACTGTTACAGTTGACCGAAGTTATTAAACCTAAGTCAACTTTCTTAAGGGATAGATACTTCCCTACAGCACCTACAGACATCTTCCCAAGCGAAGACGTTCTCGTTGACTTCAAGGACGAGGCAGGA